GCTGAAATCATTGGTAGATATGAGACTTAAAGAGCTAAAGATAGCATAATAACCAGCAGGGCGAAAGCCCTGCGCAATATAGAAGATTATGAAGCGATATTATTTTGAACTGTTAGATGATGATTATAATGATTTGGGTGCATTGATACCGGACGGCAGTAGTAAGAAAACCGCTGTTAATCGTGCGAAAAGATGGATGGTTGATAACAATATTCAGTCTGCCCAATTAAGCGTAAACAGCATGATTACTGACAATATTTTGGATATAATAAGCATAGAAATAGCATAAGTTTTAATCCGGTAGCCTTTGGGCTACCACAATACACACGATTATGGAAGCGGATTTAGTTTTAGTTATCAGCCCCGAAGCCCCACTGATGAAACAACTGGGCAAGGTATTGGGTAAGCTATGTACACCATACGACTTTTCTACCATAGAGAGGGGCGAAAAGTACATCACCATACAGCATGATGAAACAGGGCTTGTAGTGGCTTATATAAGTGAAGAAAAATTGAATGCGAAACATTAAATATTGATTATTATGGGTGAAATAGCAGATAGTTTAATTAGTGGTGAATTTGATTGCATCACAGGTGAGTATTTAGGTGAAGCGGTTGGCTATCCAAGAACGCTTGCTTATGGCAGACGCGAATACATGCCACCAGTTGAAAAGAAGCCTACCAGCAAGGCGAATGTGTGTATCTCAAACATGTGCAAAGACAGAGGTTTCAGTAACCATGAAAAGGTTGAATTAGTAGCCAAATTCTTGTATAGCAAAGGTTACAAACAATTGCCTAATCTATCCCATCAGTATAAAATCATTCACAGCCAGTACAAGAATGATTTTAAAAAGTTTTTGGTTGAACAAGTAAAGCAAAAGAATAATGGATGAAAATTTCAAGAATAGATATGGTGTTTATGACGGTATAGATACAAGTACATTTAAGCATATCACCAAAATCAGTTGCTACAATAATAATTATTACATAGGTCTAAAGAGAGGTAACAGCGTAACACATGATTTACTTTTCGCACACAGTGATGACGATAATTTAACGAATTGGTACATTATAAACGGTAATTCTGTTAGATACATTGGGTATGAGTTTACTGATAAAGGTGTGCTTAATCTTAGTGATGTTGAATTTACTTAAAAATGAATGATTATGGATATACAAGAGATTAAGAGAAGATTTGAACTTCTTAAAATGGCAAACAATGAACGCTACTGCCTATTGTCAGAACTTGCCAAAGAACTGAAAGTAAGAAAAACGGATTTGATGCAGTTTGTGATTGATAATCCTAAATTATTTAGAAAAGGCAGCGTAGAGAAAAAAGGCAAAAATATGGGTGCGTGCCTCTTCGATGGTTATCCCGAATATACCATGTGTAAATGCGATACAATCGACGAAGCGAGAATTAAGTGCAAAGAGCATAACAATAAAGAGAACAAGCCTTATATCAGTTATCACATATTGGTATATGGTGATGAAAAATTTGGTGGTAAAACTTATAGAACTGAATGATTATGGGAAACGAAGATATAGAAGCAATGGCAGATATATTTCAAGAATATGGTATTTCTGCACCAGTAGAAATAATTGAGAAAGTTGCAAGTGATTTTATCGACCATTTGGATGCAATGCGAGATATGGAAATGACACCTTTTGCGAATAATGGTGGTGAATCAGATTTTCAAAAAGTATTAAGGTTAGAGCGTGAATTAAGCCAAGTTAAAACTGAATTTGCGAGAATATCCAAAGAAAATCAAGTTTACCATGATAGTGTGATGCAAAGACGAAATGCATCTGAGGTTTGGATTGAAGACAATACAGTAAAATATAGCTTATGAACTCAATTAACGACGAAAGAGGTTGCAGCGTATGCCAGCCCGGTAAAGAGAACTATTGCACTTACACTACCAAATTGAGAGGTAAAAGAGTGAGAATGTACCAGTACGACTACCGTACTGAAAGTGGTGAACTCTTTGCTTGTTGCGCACCTACCTTAGAGGCGTGTAGAGAAAGACGGGATAAATGGCTTAGTTCACGACAATAAGCCAATTGTCGTGTATAACGATTGAAGATATTTCGTTATCTTTGGTTGTGGTAGTACCTTTGGGGTACTATCGCGGGGTGTAGCAGTGGTAGCTTTTCACTTTGACTTGGTGAAGGTCGGTTGTTCGATTCAGCCCCCCGCAACTATTGAGTATTAATTTAAATTTGACACGATTATGAACATTCTTACATTAAGCATCAAACAGAAGTATTTCGATGAAATCTTGGCAGGCAAGAAAACCCACGAATACCGTGAAATCAGACCAACCAACGCTAAGAAGTATATCACTTACCTATGTGGCGGTAAAGAATATCTGGCTGATGCAGAACTGCCTGAAGAGGGTGAAATAGAATTAAAGCCTATCAAGTACGATGCAATCAAGCTTCTGACAGGTGCATATACAGGTAAACGTCCTTATATTATCGTTGAAGTGAAAGCAGCAGAAGCTGTTATTCTCACAGATGAAAACGGTAATGATATTGTTTACGAACATCAAGGTGAAGAATATCTCGCAGCCCAAATGGATTATACCTTGGGTAAGATATTAGAGAAACATATAGACTAATTGTACAACTTTTAAAATTAGAAAGCTGAGTCGCAAGAAGAATTAACAGAGTAGCCGGGCCTCGCAGAAATATGAATGGTGCAGGGGCAGGTGGTAGATTGGTTGCCAATCGTAGAGGTACAGCAAGTGCCACACAGTTAGGATCACGCAGACAGCGTTACAGTGATCTTCGTACTTCATTTGGTTTAAGTGGTGGCTAGCTATGAACAAAGTAGAACAAGCGAGTCAATATATAGACCTCATTCGGGTAAAATCGAATGAGGCTTTACTGTTTTTATCACTTGGTAAAGATTCGCTTGTTCTGCTTGATTTAGTCTATCCGAAGTTTGACCGGATTGTTTGCGTGTTCATGTATTTCGTCAAGAATTTGGAACATATTAACCGTTGGATAAACTGGACTAAAGCCAAATATCCGAAAATAGAGTTTGTTCAAGTACCACATTGGAATCTCACTTATATTCTCCGTGGCGGTATGTATTGTGTGCCAAATCCGAAAGTAAAGCTGTTGAAGTTGGCAGATGTGGTAAAGGCTATGCAACTTACTCATGGAGTTTATTATACATTCTTGGGCATGAAAAAAGCTGACGGTATGAATCGTAGACTTATGTTGAAAGGGTATGAGGTAAACGACTACGAGAATAACGGTATGGTTTATCCTTTAGCTGATTGGACACAAAAGGATATTCTTGCTTATATGAGGCAGCATAATTTACCCGAACCAGTTCGGTATTCATTGAAAGCCAGTTCGGGAGTAGGCTTCAATCTTGATTGTATGCTTTGGATGGAGAAGAACTATCCACAGGACTTACAGAGAATTTACAAAACTTTCCCGATGGCTGAAAGAGTACTTTGGGAGTATCATAATCAACAAAAATAATAGAAGGAAAGCCGAGTCAGAAGAAAATCAATTGATGATATTGCAGAGCAAAGATACAGACTATCTCGTACTTTAACGGGTAATAGGCTGAACAGAGTAAACTCTATTGCAAGAAAGTATATTCGATACATTGAACGAACCTTTGGGTATAACGAGGGGAAACAACAAGATGGCGCAAGAAAAGTATCTCGAAGAATTTATATGGGTTTAACTAATGGATGATATGGAATTGTCAAAATACATAAAGAGCGAATCGGTGGAACTTAACCGTTCTGCCATTCGTTTTGCAGACTACAATCCGAGAAAACTTTCCGATGAATCACGCAAAGCATTAAAGCGTGGTATCAAGAAATTCGGATTGGTAGGTGGAATAGTTGTGAATAAGCGTACCGGGCTTACCGTAGTTAGCGGGCACCAGCGTTTGTCTGTCATGGACGAATTGCAAAAGTTTCCCGATAACGACTATCGCATTCGTGTCGATGTCATTGACGTGGACGAACAGCAGGAAAAGGAGTTGAATATTCTAATGAACAACCCTAATGCACAAGGTTCTTGGGATTTTGACGCTCTTGCCCGTATTGTTCCTGATATTGACTGGAAAGATGCAGGATTGACGGATGCCGACTTGAATATGATTGGGGTTGATTTCCTTTTGCAGACCGAAGAAGAAAGCTCCATTGCTGACGAACTGGAAAGCATGATGTCGCCTGTAACAGAACAGAAAGAAGCCGATAAAGCCGCCAAACAGTTGGAACGTGCTGAAAAGGTAGCCCACATGAAAGAGGTCAAGCATCAGGTGAAAGAAAACGCACAGAAGCAAGCTGAGAACATGGATGCCTATGTGATGTTGTCCTTCGATACCTATGAAGCTAAAGCCGCTTTCTGCGAAAGGTTCGGGTATGAACCAGATATGAAGTTTATAAAGGGAGAAGTTTTTGATGAACAAGTAGAAAGAATAGATTAATTATTGGGAGGAAAGCTGAGTTAGAAAGAAAACATATAGCCAGTTATATCAGCAGTCCAGACGAATAATGTACAACGCTGGAAGACAATACGGGTTAGGTTCTGCAAGACAAAGAAACATAAGGGATAGAACGAAATCCATAATGGGAAGATATGCTGAGAAAATAGATAGCTATTTCTCAAAAAGAGGAGTTGATGTCTATGGAAACAAGCCAATTTCTCGCCGTGTCTATATGGGTAACAATAACGGTTAAAATTATGAGCAATAGTGAATCTCAAAATAGAAAAGGTAAAGGAGGAAGAAAGCCTAAGTTTGATTATACAAGCGAGGAATTTCTTTCTCTCGTGGAATCGTATGCCAAAAAGGGATTCACTGACAAGGAAATTGCTTATGCCATAGGGATTTTGCCTCAAACATTCTGCGAAAAGAAAAGTGAGTACACCGAAATATCCGAAGTCTTAGCGCGTGGGCGCGCGACAATCAATGCCACTGTAAGGGCTAAATTCCTTGCAATGGCTCTCGGTGGCATAAAAACCAAAAGCACCGTGGTAAGAAAGCTCCGTGATTCAGAAGGGAATTTGACGGGCGAAGATGAATTACAAGTAAGCGAAAGCGAGTTGGCTCCTAATTTGCAAGCAATGTCCGTTTGGCTGTACCACCATGATGAAGATTGGAGAAAGATTGAGCGCAAACAAGATGAAGACGCTGATATTCCAACAGACATAGAGCATGGCATCAACATTGATTCCTGGATTAAAGACAAGCTGAAATGATAGTACCCCAAGAAATTTACCATCCATTATATGAGGATAAGGAAAAATTTATAATTCTTATCACCGGTGGGCGTGGTAGCGGAAAGTCTTTCAATGCTTCTACCTTTATTGAGCGGTTGACTTTTGAAATGACTCCCGTAGAGAAAATAGTTCATCAGATTCTTTACACCCGTTACACGATGGTTTCTGCCGGTATGTCTATCATCCCCGAAATGATGGAGAAGATAGATTTGGACGGTACCACGAAATATTTCAAGACCACAAAGACGGACATAGTCAATAAGATGACTAAGAGCCGTATCATGTTCCGGGGTATCAAGACTTCTTCCGGGAACCAGACAGCAAAACTGAAATCCATTCAAGGCATTACGACTTTCGTCTGCGATGAAGCGGAAGAGTGGACAAGCGAAGATGAGTTCGACAAGATAATGCTCTCCATTCGCAAGAAGGGTATTCAGAACCGGATTATCATTATAATGAACCCATGCGATTCCAATCACTTCATCTACAAGAAATACATTGAGAAAACTCACAAGCTGGTAGAGATTGACGGTGTGCAGGTTCAGATTTCCACTCATCCGAATGTGCTCCATATCCATACTACGTATTTTGATAACTTGGATAACCTTTCTCCTGAGTTCCTGAAAGAGGTGGAAGATATGAAGGTGAGTAATCCTGAAAAGTATGCTCATGTGGTTATCGGCCGGTGGGCTGACGTTGCAGAAGGTGCTGTGTTCAAGAAGTGGGGAATTGTTGACGAGTTCCCGGCTTGGGCAAAGAAAATTGCTTTCGGGCAAGACTTCGGTTATACGCATGACCCGTCTGCTTCCATTCGTTGTGGTATCGTTGATAACGCCCTTTACTTGGATGAAGTGGATTACCGTACTGGATTGCTTTCTTCTGACATCATCAAGACTCTTCGCCCGTGGGGATTGAAAGTCATAGCTGACAGCGCAGACCCACGTTTGATTCAAGAGATACACAACGGAGGAATCAAGATCTATGCCGTAGAGAAAGGTGCAGGCTCTATCAATGCCGGAATTGACAAAATGAAAGATATGGAGATTTATATAACCAAACGCTCGTACAACTTGCAAAGCGAGTTCAGAAAGTATGTTTGGGCAAAGGATAAGGACGGGAACTATATCAACGAACCGGAAGACCATGACAATCACTGTTTCGTAGGAGAGACTCTTGTAATGACAAGCGTAGGGAATAAGCGAATTGATAAGATTAGAAAGGGTGATTATGTACTCACATCAAACGGTTTTAGAAAGGTTAACAAATTCTTTGATAATGGATGTAGAAAGATATTGCATACTCGGTTGGTTTTTAGTAACTTTATAGTTGAAATAAAGGCAACGCCTGAACATAAATTTAAAACTATAAATGGATGGAAGCAATTACAAGAACTGACGAAAGGGGACGTACTCTATACGTGCAAGTCTTTAATGGCAAAGAATACAAATTATATGCCGGAGAACGTTATTTCTCCCGTGGAACTAAACGACTACATCGTGAAGTGTGGAAATTCTATAATGGGCAAATACCTAAAGGGTATCATGTTCACCATAAAGATGAAAACACTTGGAATAATGATATATCCAATCTTGAACTTGTTGAGATGCACGCACATTTACGGCATCACGCAGAAGAGCAAAGTAGAGATAATGAACTGCTTGCATGGAGAAGAGAGAATATTGCCAAAGCAAGCCAACTTGCCGTTGAATGGCACAAATCAGAGGAGGGAAGGAAATGGCATAGCAAAAAAGCAAAAGAGCAATTTGCAAATGCAAAGCCGGAAACCTTCATTTGTGAATGGTGTGGAAAAGAGTTCTCTGCCATTTCAAACGGAAATAATAAGTTTTGCTCAAACAAATGCAAAACAGCCTATCGGTATCATTCAGGGACTGATAACGAAAAGAGGAAATGCAAATGGTGCGGCAATGAATTTGTTGCAAACAAATACAGCAAGACCGAATTTTGTTGTAGGAGATGTAGCGGACAATATTCTGCAAGCGTCAGAGCTGAAAGAGATAGAGATAGTAAAGGAAGATATATGTAACGTTTATGATATAGAAGTTGAAGATATGCACGAGTTCTTCGCTAATGGGGTTCTCGTGCATAATTGTATAGATGCTGTACGTTACTATGTATTGGGTGAGCTTCTTGGTAAGATTCAGAAACCGAAAGATTTAACAGGAATATTCACACATTAAAAATATAAACTATGCCATTGAATTTAGAAGAAATATTAGCATTGCCTGACATCGGGCAGAAGATAAACTACCTGAAGAAAGGTAGGAAGACTGAACTTCCCGACCGTTGCAAACTTTGGGATGATTGGAATCCGGAACGACATGAAATCATGGTTGACAAAAAGAAGTATCCGGACAGAAAGGTTCTTGAAAAAGAAGCAGAGAAGCACTTCGATGAAAAAACTGGTAAGACTTATGAAATCGAAGCAAAGTATAAGACTGAACCGGTGAACCGTATTTCCATTCCATTGGAACAAGATATAGTGAACATTCAAACTGCTTTCACGGTCGGCACAGAACCGTCTATGGATTGCATTCCGACTGATGATGATGAAAAGAAGTTGCTGGATGCGGTAAAGGCTGTATTTAAATCCAACAAAATCAAATACCAAAACAAGAAGATTGTCCGTGCCTGGCTCTCCGAACAAGAAGCGGCAGAATATTGGTATGTTACCGATGATGATTCGTTTTGGGCAAAGTTTTGGAAGAAAGTTAAGACTACGTTCGGTGGCAAGGTCAAGCCCACCAAGAAACTGAAAAGCGTGTTATGGTCTCCATTCAGAGGTGATAAGCTATACCCGTTCTTTAACGACGAAGGTAAAATGATTGCTTTCTCACGTGAGTATAAAAAGAAGCTCATGGATGATTCGGAGGTCACCTGCTTTATGACTATCACGGACAAAATGGTTTATCAATGGGATTTGTCTAAAGGGTATGAAGAAAGAACGCCTTTTGCTCATGGATTCCCAAAACTACCGGTTCTCTATGCTTATCGTCCTGAACCTTATTGCAAGAAGATAAAGACCTTCCGGGTCCGGTTGGAGAAACTATTATCCAATTATGCTGATTGTATCGACTATCATTTTTTCCCCATTTTGGAATTAATTGGTGAAGTGATAGGGTTCACTGGTAAGACAAAGGATAGAATGGTAAAACTGGAAGGAGAGGGGGCTGGTGCACGATATTTAACATGGAATCAGGTGCCAGATACCGTAAAATTTGAAGCAGAAACACTCACTAATATGGCTTATGATATGTCAAACACTCCAAGAATATCCTTTGAGACGTTGAAGGGGGTAGGCAAAGCATCAGGAACCGCTTTCCGCTTTATGTTCATGGGTGCACATATGGCGGTAGAAAATCACGGTGAGGTTATCGGTGAGTTCTTGCAGCGGAGAGTAAATTTCATTGTTTCCGCTTTAGGCTCTATCAATCCAACCGAGTTTAGCAAGGCATCGCAGACCATTGACATAGAAACAGAACTGGTTCCATATATGATTGATGATTTGAATGATAAGGTGACTACTGCCGTTTCCGCTGTCAGTGGTGGCATCTGGTCAACGCGTGAGGGAATCATGTTTGCCGGAAATGCTGATAGGGTAGAAGAGGAACTTGCAGAAATCAAAGAGGAACAAGCAGCAAAGAATGAGCAAATCGGAGATAAGGGAAAGAAAAACGCCTCTTAGTTAGAAAAATTACGGGACTTATAGTTTTAGTATAAGAAAATAGTTAGCGGTGGCTTCAAAGAGTTGCCGCTATTTTTTTTGCTCTTTTAAATTATAAATATTAGAATATAATTTTGAATTATAGAATTATATATGTATTTTTGTCACACGATAATTGAGTAACCAATGAGAATATTTACCGAACAAGCATTAAAAGAATATGCAGAGAACCATCCCGATTCAAAGGTCGCTTTGCAAGAATGGACTACCATTGTGAAAAGAAGCAAGTGGACCTGTTTTGCCGATATTAAGAAAACGTTTAATAGCGTTGATAATGTAGGTAATCAACACTATGTTTTCAATATCAAAGGCAATAACTATCGTTTGGTAGTAGTGATTAAATTCACTATTCAGTTTGTGTATATTCGCTTTATTGGTACTCATAAAGAATATGATAAAATAGATTGCGCTAATATTTAGGATTATGACAAAGATAGAAAATCAAGCCCAATATGAATGGGCGGTGAAAAGAGTAGAGGAACTTCTTCCATTAGTGAAAGATGATACTCCTTTGAATGACCCAAATTGCATAGAATTGGAGCTTCTTTCTAATTTGGTTGCTGATTATTCCGAAGAACATTTTGCATTGGGAGAACCAACACTTGTGGATGTTCTTAAACTTCGTATGTACGAAATGGGGCTTAATCAAAAATCACTTGCAAAGTTAGTTGGTGTCAGCCCATCACGATTAAGTGATTATATATCTGGTAAATGTGAACCAACCTTGAAAGTTGCTCGTGAGATAAGCCGGAAGCTAAATATTGATGCAAATATAGTGTTGGGAGTATAAGTATAAGTTTTTGTCGTGATATATTTTAGGCGTGATTCATTCGGTTTCACGCCTTTTTTTATACCATTTTACGACAATCGTTTTATTGTCGTGTATCACCTATCTGATAATTTTTCACCTTCTTTATAAATAACGAAATTTACCGTAGAAATTTATAAATCAAATTCATACGGTATGACAATCTTAGAACAAATCTTAGCAGGGCTACAACAGAAATTCGCTGGGGTGGACACTGCTATTCTTACCCGCATTGCCACCAAAAAGGCAGAGGGTGTAACGGACGAGACAAAAGTAAACTCCATTGTTGAGGGTATCAGTTTTTCGGACGTGCTTAATTCCTATGGTGATTTCCGTGCCGGGGATGCTTCAAAAACGGCAGTGACTAACTACGAGAAGAGGCATAACCTTAAAGACGGTAAGCCAATCGAGACTACCACAACCACCAAAACGGAAAAGAATAAAGACGATGTGCCTGCATGGGCGCAAGCTTTAATTGACTCCAACAAGAACCTTTCTGATAAGCTAACACAGTTAGAAACGGAAAAGGCTCAAGCAACACGTAGCCAGCAGATTTTGGCAAAGGCAAAGGAGTATGGTATTCCCGAAAACTACGCCAAACGATGCGCCATTAAGGACGATGAGGACTTGGACGCATACTTCAAGGACTTGAAGCAGGAGTTCACAAATGACGGCTTCAAAGGCGTAACCCCTCCCGAATCAGCGGAAGAGAAGATTGAGAAAGAATCTGAATCTATCGCTAAAATGATTGATGAGGGTACGAAAACTATTGTTGAACAAAACAAGAATTAATTATGTCAGCAGGATTTAAGTATGACTTGGTTCCGCCCGTTGAGCAAGAGGAACGCTACGATGTCCAGACCGGCATTCGTAGACGTGGTCCGTTCAAACTTGATACGCAGAACCTGGTAGTGGGAAGTTTTCTTCCCGGATTTACACCGATTTGTGCGGACTTGAAAAACAAGTTCGCTTATGCGGTAATCAATGTGAGAGTCGCGGAAGCCTATACCACTGGTGGAGAGGCTTTGTCTATCAAAGTAGCCAAGAACTCTTTGGCTTATGTGGGTATGTTTGTCGGAAACGGCAAGAAAGGTGCAGAAGTAACGGCAATTGATAAGTCTAATGCCAACTACGATGTATTGACTATCAAGGCTGCTTTTGGTGAGAATATTGCCAAAGATGCTGTATTATTCAATGCGGTTGCAGTTGATGGTTTAAAGCAAAAGCATGTCGCTAATTCGGCTCTGTACAACCGTACAAAGGTTGAGGATGGAATTACATTGGTTTCATTGCTTCGTACAGCCGCAGAGATTGAACCTTCAAAATTGGTTATGCCGTTCTCCGAGAACGATAAAGCCAACATGAAGGGATGGTTTGAATTTAACGAGTAAGGAGG